CCCTGGTGCGCGATCTTCGTCACCTGGTGCTACGAGCTCGGGGCCGCGGACGTTTCCAAGGGCTGCCCGAGCTTCTTCACGATCACCCAGGGCGCAGGTTCGGGCGACCGCTACGACTACGTGCCCTACATCGTCAGCGACGCGCAGAACGGTCGCTACGGACTTTCGGTCACGACGACGCCGAAACCCGGCGATCTCGTCTGCTACGACTGGAACTGGAACGGCGAGTACGACCACGTTGGCCTCTTCGAGGACTGGGCGAGCGGGCACGAGTTCAGTGCCGTCGAAGGCAACACCTCAGGCTCGGATAACTCCAACGGCGGCGAGGTGATGCGGCGTCAGCGCGACGTCAACGGTCAGGCGACGAAGTTCATCCGCGTCGCGGAGCCGTAATGTCGGCGAACACCGAGAGGGTCGTGCTGGGGGTCCTCCTCGCTGGGCTGATCGTGCTCGCGCTCACCTACGGCTATCTGTTGATCAGACGCGAGCCCGGAAGCCGCTACACCCGCGTCGGCGTCTTCTTCGAACGTGACCGGATCGAGCACGAGGAGCTCGAACTCGAGGGCGATGAGAACGACACGAAGGTGATCGAGCAGCACTGGCCCAAGCAGGAGGAGCGATGACCCACGGGGACATGAAGAACGAGGTGATCCGCACGCTCGGCCTGCAGGACATCACCGACTACGACGAGACCGGGATGGTCGCGAACTGGATCTACCGCGGGATCATCGACATGCTCTCCCGCACTCGCTGCGTCGTCCGTTGCGTCAACATGCACGTCCGCGCAGGCGTCGACGAGTACACGCTCGACCACTCGATCCTCGCGCTCGTCGACGTCGGTGACGGCCTGATCCGGCGGCTGCGCCGCGACGAGTCGATCACGCCGGAGGACGCGACCGTTTACGCCCCGAACCCGCCGATCTCGAACACGGTCTACGGCTTCACCCTGATCCGCGCCGACCTGCTGCGGGTGGAACCGACCCCGACCCTCGACGGCACGCTCCAGGTCTGGGGAGTGATGCGCCCAACCCAGATGACCCAGGACACCGACAATCCCGGCGACGACCAGTTCGGCGCGCTCCCCGACGAGTACCAGGACGCGCCGATTCTGTACGCGCTCTGGAAGGGCTCCGACTACAGCGACGACGCGAGCTCCCAGCAGGGCGAGCGCTACCGGATGCTGTACGAGGGCCAGGACGGGCGCGGCGGCAGGCTCGGCCAGATCCGCGTGCTCGTCAACAAGCGCGGCACCGCCCGCGCTCCGCGCAGCCGCGTCACCCTCAGCCCGCTCACGACTCACGACAGCTGGTTGTAGATGGGCCAGCCCGTCTCGCTGCTCGGGGGCGCTCGCGCCTTCGCCCGCGACTACCCCCGCGACCAGATGCCGCGCGGCTACCTCTGGGACGTCGCCGACTACGTGCCGCTGATCATCGATGCGCCGCTCACCGGCAGAGGCGGCTGGAAGTGGGGCTCGAACGCGGGCGCGGACGGCGATTTCGAGAGCGGGATCATCGCCCCGTTCACGACCGGCGAGCAGGCGCTCTTCCAGACGACCGCGGGCACCGTCTGGCAGGTCGACCAGACGACCTACGCACTCACCAACCGCGGCACCTCGGTGCGCTCGCTGCAGAACCCGACCCAGCTGCGCGACACCGTGATCGCCCCCGACATCAACGGGGCAGCACCGCCGACCTTGTGGCGGGCGAGCTCGCTGCCGAGCGCCTACGACGCCACCGGCAGACACGCACGGGTCGCGACCGTCTTCAAGTCGATGCTCGTCACCGGCAACGCCCCCGGCGAGGAGTGGGTGATCCGCTTCAGCGTCCCCGGCCAGGACCTGACCACCGCCGGTAGCTACGACGTCAACTCCTTCTACCTGACGACGCAGACCGTCACCGGCCTCGCTGCCCTGCGCGCCGCTCTGCTCGTCTTCCATCCCGGCTCGGTCGAGCGTCTGCGCGGCTCCACTCCGGCCCACGGTGTTTCCGAGCAGGGCGACATGTTCATCGAGCCGCTCTTCGACCGCGTCGGCTGCAGGGACGCACGCACCATCGCGCTCTGGAACGACAACTGCGTCTTCGCCGATGAGCACGGCGTCCACATCACCGACGCCGCCGTGATCCGCAACCTCGTCAGCCAGGGCGGGATCCTCTACTACTGGCGCAACCTCTGGGGCCTGAAGGCCACCGCTGCCGGGTGCACGTTCCTCGACTACTACATCATCACCCTGCGGCTGACGAGCGGCCCGCCGGTCACGCTGATCTGCGACCTGAACAAGCGGCAGTGGTACCGCTTCACCAACATCAACGCCCTCTTCTACGCCGCCTCTGGCGGCACCTCGGGGATGGAGCGCGTGCTCGCCGGGATTGCCGGGAAGGCGCGCCTCGCCCGTCTCGGGCCCTGCTTCTTCCCGGCGATGGACGGCAACCCGGTCGTCGACGACGACGGCACCACGGTGCTGCCGGTGTTCGAGACGCCCTGGTACCGGCTCGGGCCCGAGGGCCGCAAGCGGATCCGCTTCGGCTATCTCTCCTACGACGTCCGCACCGGCCCGGTCGGGAGAGACGGCGTCCCTGCCGACTGGCGCGCGGTCGACGACGACGGCGCACCACCACCTGCCCCTGCCGAGCTCGTCGCCAAGCTCGCGCCGATCCTCAACGTCAGCTACATCCGCTCCCCGCAGCAGGCGAGCTACACCTCGATGGGGAACCTGCCCGACACCACCGCCTACAGCCGCTACAAGCTCCCGCTCGGACAGCATCCCTTCGGCGTCGCCTTCAAGGTGCAGCAGACCGCGAGCTCGACGGTGACGCGCATCTTCGACCTCGCCGTCGAAGCGGGGGTCGAAGAGCGGAGCCGCCAGTGAGCGACGTCCTCTCCGAGCGGAGTGAGGGCTCGACCGCTGGCCCAGCCGACGACCGGCCTCTCAGCCAGCAGGAGTACCAGCTGCTGCAGCGGCTGCTCTCCGACCCGTTCTCGATCCCGATCCAGTTCAAGACCTGGCTCGTCAGCTACCTCGAGGCCTCCGACCTGAACCTGCCGATCTCGGCGGTGAACGGTCTCGTCTCGATCCTCGGGATCACGGGCGTCGGCGGCGGCACGCTCGGGATCCTCCCGGCGGGGCTGATCTTCCCTTTCGCGGGCACGACCGCGCCCACCGGCTCGCTCCTCTGCGACGGCTCCTCCCATCTGATCTCGAGCTACCAGCGGCTCTGGGACGCGATCAAGGACGCGGGCTGGGGCCAGCCGGACGCCAACAGCTTCTACGTTCCCGACATACGCGGTCGTGTTCCGGTCGGGCTCGGCCCGAACGCGAACGCGAGCCCACTCGGGAAGAACGAGGGGCTCGCCGTCGCCAACCGCCGCCCGCAGCACAAGCACACCGTCACCGATCCCGGTCATCAGCATCCGACCTGGCAGGACACGACGACCACGTACATCCGCCAGCGGATCACCCGCTCGAACATCGGTGACGACGAAGCCGCGACCGAGAGCATGGACCAGCCGCTCGCCACCACCGGAATCAGTGTCGGCAACGCCGCCGACGCGCTGGACACGCCTCCGTTCGTGATCGTCAACTTCATCATCGTCTCCTGAGGAGGCCCGATGGCGCTTAGGCCAGTACCCGGTTACGGAGGAGTTCCGAGCTCCATCGGTTCGTACGTGATGTCGAAGGCGAGGCCGGTGGTCAGCCTGCCCAAGCCAGCTGCGCCGCCCTCAAGTGGCGCACTGGCTGGACTCACCACGAGGATCCCGCAGATGCCAGGGTTCACCGCCCCGGCGGCTCCCGTCTCTTCGGTCGCTCCCGCTGCCCCGACGATCACGCCGTCCCTGGACACGAATCCTTCCGCGCAGAGGCTCTTCGACCCCGCGAACTTCCAGGCCAACCTCGACGACATCTACGCCGACCCCATGTACCAGTCGGCGCTGAACGCGTACACGGCCAACACGCAGGCGGCGCGCCAGAACCTCGGCGGGCAGATCAACGCGCTCGTCACCCAGTCGGGCTACAACCTCGCGCCGTACATGACTGGCGACCTCTCCCAGTACGCGGGCGACATCAGTCCCGCTGCGCTCGCTGCCGGAGCGGCCAACCCGCTCTCGGATGCCGCCCAGATCCAGCAGGCCTACAACACCGGGATGGGCAACCTCGCCTACCAGCAGGCGGCTCGAGGGACGCTCGGCTCCGGCGCGCAGGCAACCGGCGCGACCGGTCTCCTGCGCCAGCAGCAGCTATCCCAGCAGCAGGCGGGGATGAACTACGCGAACCTGATGCGCCAGTACGCGCAGAACTACGCGCTGCAGAACGCGCAGGGCTTCTCCGGCCTGCAGAACACGATGGCCGCGGTCGCCGCGCGGCTCTCGCAGATGCCGGGGGCCGCGTACGGGATCGGTACCGAGGCGTGGGATCCAAGCGGCCAGCAGATGCAGAGCGTCCCCGGTGCGACCGGTCTCACGAGCGCCGCAACGCCGCCGCCCGTTTCGCGTCCCGCCCCGAGACCACCCGCCCCGAAGCCCGCGACGTCGGTACCGGCGAGCAGTCCCTACTACTACGGAGGCGGCGGCACCAAGCCGAAGAAGAGGTGAGCAGATGGCGCTCAGAGGTCTGACTCCAACACGTTACGTGGGCCGGACGAGCCTGATGCCGGGGTACGGGCCGGGGGCTGTCCCCGGCCCGGCGGGGTACAGCTTCAGCAGTCCTACCGGCTTCGGCTCTCCCGCGGCGACCGCTGCCATGAGCGCTGGCGCTGGCGGTGCGAACACGGGCGCGCTCGGCGGGATGGGTGCGTTCAACACGGGCGACCCGATGCAGAACGCGATGCTGAACATGATCGGCCAGTACCAGAAGAACTACATGCTCAACCCTGCGCAGCAGCAGACCCTGGCGAACCAGATGGTCAACTCGCAGATCGCGCAGTCGCTGATCCCGATGCAGGCCTCCACCGCGGCGATGCAGGCCTACTACAACCAGCAGGCTCTTCGCGCGAAGGGGTTCTCCGAAGCCATCAACGCTGTCGGGCCGCAGGACGCGGCGGCAGTGGCGTCGATCTACAACGACGCCGCAGGACGCGTTGCCGGTCTCGGCACCGGCCTCACCGGAGCGGTTGCCGCCGCGCAGCAGCAGGCGACCGACCAGGCGCAGCAGACCGTCGCCCAGCAGACCGGCGGGCTCGGCCAGGTGCAGGGCTACTCGAATCCGGCGCTCGAGAACGTTTCCCGCTACACGGGCGTCGTGCTCCCCTCGACGAACCTCTACAGCGAGGCGGCGAACCGCGGCGCACAGGCTGCGTGGCAGCAGGCAGCGAATGCAGGTGAGGTCAAGAACATCGGTCTCAACTACCTCTCCCAGGCGGCGATGGCGCAGAAGCAGCTGGCGCTGCAGAAGACGGCGCTCGAGATGCAGCGGCCTTACATGATGCAGCAGGCCTACATGAACCTGCGCAACATGTCCCGCTCGGATCTCGCGACGGCGATGCAGGGGATCGGGATCGCGGGCATGTACGGCTACCGGCAGGGCAAGCTCGCCCAGGGACAGGAGGGGATCAACATCCGCGGGCAGAGCGCCGCCGGGACAGCGACGAACGCGAGCGGGGTCACCGTTCCCCGCCCAGGCAACTACTTCGTCAGCCCCGGCGTGGCCGCGAAGATCACGCCGCACTGGATGCTCGACCCCACCGACCCGACCTACTCGCGGATCATCCCCGACCCGAACAACCCGCCTCCGGGACAGATCTACAAGAACGGCCAGTTCGTTCCCAAGCCAGGGTCGACGAAGGGCACCTCGCAGGCGCAGGTCACCTCGATCCAGAACCAGATCTCGAAGAACCTGCTCGGCGCGCCGTATGCGACGAACACGACGAGCCCGTTCCTGAAGGGGATCAAGCCGGACAACTGGATGGCGCACATGCCGAAGACCGAGATGCGCCAGCGCCTACTCTCGCTCTTCCCGCCGGACGCACGCAACAGGCCGAACGTGAAGGCCTACGTCGAGACGCAGCTGGGCCGTCTTGACTGGTCGCTGATGAACTCGCTCGGCGGCGGCAACGTCTTCGCCAGGCCGAGGTAATGGCACCGCCACGCGCACGCCCCGTCCCGACCGGTGGGCGGGGCTCACCTTCGGCTGCGTTCAAGCAGGGCGTCGTCTTCGGCGCGAAGGCTGCGCTGACACCAGCAGAGACGGCGGCAGCGACCGCCAGGCCGAAGCTCAACATCTTCGCTCCTGGTGCGATCCCCTCCGCGGTGCCGCGGGTGCAGGCGGGCCCGCTGCTCAGGCCGCGGCTCGTCCCGCCGAAGCCGACCTCGCTCGACCAGCAGTACCAGATCGCACGGCGCATGCCCGTCAACGTTGCCGCGCGCGGCCAGCTTGCGCGCACGCTCACACCCGTCGAGCGGGCGGCGAAGCTCGAGCAGGGAGCTCGAGACGACGCAGCCGCACGGCAGACAGCCAACCGGATCGCCTACCGGCGGATCGTCACCGACGTCCACAGCGGCAGGATCGACGAGACGCAAGGCGACCAGCGGATGCAGGCGCTCGGCGTTCCCGACCGCCTCAACCCATTCACCAACCGCGGGGCCGGACTCCCGCCCGAGCTCGCGAGCGGGGCGCTCTGGGCCGCACAGCATCTCGCTCGCCCTCCCGCCATCTCCCCCGCTCGAGCAATCGCGACCGGCAAGTCACTCGCCGCGCTCGGCTCGCTCGCTGGCCCTCCCGCCTTGCGCTACGTCCACGAGCTCGGCACCGGACTCGCTGCCGCCGGACGAGCGGGCACAGGGACAGGCGGCGGCGGTGCAACACCGCAACAGGCAGGCGCGGTCGTCCCGCCCGCCCTCGGTACCGGCATCCTCAAGGCCATCGGTCCCGGCCTTGCCGGTGCAGCCTACGGCGCGGTCACCGACCCCCGCAACGCGCTCCGCAACACCTTCGGCGGGATCGTCTCGACGCTCGTCGGCGGCACGCAGCTGACGGCACTGCCGATTGCGATGAGCGACCCGAGCCTCTCC